CAAGAAAAAACCTGGATATATAAGCCAGCATTACTTTGGGAAGCCTCTGGAGATGACTCAACAAAAACAATTAATGACAAAGTGTCTAAACAATCAAACTTTTTATTGGCTGCATTGCCACTTAATTCTAACCTAGCAAACACTCCTCCAGTTGTTGAGAATGGAACAGTAATAAATAACACCTTTGATGTTGGTGAAAATATATATTGGATAAGTCGTTATAAAGGGTATTTTTATTCTAGCGGGGAAATAATCAGATATGATGCTGTTGAGTATAATATTTCTGGCACTGGAAATGTATGGATCTCTAGTAATCAAGAATATCAGGACTACTTTAGTAATTTGCCTTTTAATGGAAAAATATATCCAACTGGATTAATTAGAATCCTTTGCAACCCATATTACGAAATCATAGATGGAGAAACTAGAATAAAAAATGGACCAGTGTTTGAGCACGGCAGAGGGCAATTTGGGACACCAATAACTTTGCATACATCTGGACTGTCAACTGATTGGACCAGTGATACAAATCTTCGTGGATGCAACATGAAATCTAGTTTGTTGTTTAACGTTAATTCTGAAATAGAGTATCCTATAAATCTTACAGAAGGGGCTGCTGGAGTAAACAATCTTTTGGCTAAGAAGTCTTCCAGAACTGGAATAATTAAAAACTTTATGGCAACTAACTATTCAACAGAAACTGAATTAAACAGTTTGCTATCTACTCAAAGCGGAACTATTCAGTCCTCTGCTCTTGTTATGTCTGGTCCATCTTTTGAGTCTGGGGTGTCACCATTAGATTTTATATCATATGTTTATAAACCATTAAACAACTCATTTAAAAATTTTGGCACAAGAATGAGAATTATTGGAAGAGTTGAAAATAGTCAAGACAGACTACAAACCCCATCTGGCAGCACAACCTATTACCAATTGCCAGTTACACAGCCTAATCAAAATGCAAACATTGGCGGTGGTTCTGGAGGAATGGGAATTATGGTAAACCCAGAAACCAATAACGGATACTATTTTGAAATTGTTGCTCTTACAGAAAAAAATATAGAGTCATATATGAAGATTCGTCCTGATGGCTCCACAGACATCAATTTATACAATATTGTATTTTATAAAATTAAAAAGGATAGTTCTGGAAATGCGGTTCCAATTAGGATGTGGTCTGGTTTGTCTAGCATCTTGGTAGATGATGGAAGATTTACTGGTCAATATAGATTGGCTGGAGAGGAGAATCCTACAGTATACGATCTATCTGTAGAGTATGTAGATATTGGAACTACAAGAAAATTTTACTTATATGTAAATAATAAAATGGTTGGTATTGTCGATGATACAGAGCCACTAACAGCCTACAATAATATGTGTTTATTTGTACGAGGATCATCAAAATGTATGTTTGAAAATATTTATGCTTTAGGTAAAAACTATTCACAAAATACAGTCTTTGATGTAGCGGGGCCAATATCTGCTATATTCGGAGATACAAAAATTAACGCTAATGATTCTTTTAAAAAATATGCACTTAGCGGTGTTATTCAGTCTACATATTTACAAGGAGTTTCTGGGGTTCAGCCACCACAATATAATCTATACTATGATGAATTTGGCTCTATCTTTAGAGAGGTTTCTTATTTTGATATTAAATATGACAAGGCCTTCCCAGCACTATATGCACAAATCTCTCCAACTCCAAGCACAATTAAAGGGTATGTTGTTTCTGGATTTCAGGCAGACTCCTACGGTGCAGAATTTTTAGTATTTAATGCAACTGACTCTGCTCTAAACTTAGATGAAACTAGTGGAAATTATTTAAGAATTCAGGGAATAACTTTTACTCAAGACACTACATATACATTTTCAGTTGATGATTATTTTAATAAAAAGTCTAATTTTATAGAAGAAAATAATTTAGACAATACTACGGCTAGATCATCTTTATTTGCCATAAAAGATTATAATTATATTAAACAAAGCAGGCTAAACCATGGCATAAATAGTTTTTCTTTAGAAACTCCATACATACAAACCTCAGCAGATGCAGAAAGTTTATTAGGATGGATTATTGAAAAATCTATGAGGCCTAAAAAAATGGTAGGAGCCAACATATTTTCATTACCCATACTTCAACTTGGAGACCTTGTTAATGTTGACTATGTAAAAGATGATGTTGATATTGTCTCTAGCCCAGATACACAGTTTGTTGTTTATAGTATTGAATACTCCAGAAAGAGTTCTGGCCCAGAAATGACAGTATATTTGGCGGAGGTGTAATATGGGTGCCTTAGACTCCGCAAACTGGGAAAGACATGCTGCTGCAAAAACTTATACTCCCGCTACTCCAACCCCACCACCACAAAAACAGTCAATAGAAAAATACACAGTTCAAAAAGGAGATACCCTTTCCAAAATTGCTAAAGATGCTGGCATATCTTTAAAAGAATTAAAAGATTTAAATCCTAAATTTACTTCAGATCCAAAATACAAAAATGGAAATATGATTTGGTCTGGAACAAAAGTAAATCTGCCTGGACAACCAATTGAGCCAGCAGGAAAATATGAACAGCCAAATAACAATAATAACAATGATGGCAATGATTTTAATGGAAATTTTGGTGGGTACTCTGCATTTGTAAATCCAATACCGCAATTGCCACCACCACCGCCACCCCCAACCACAGTTAAAATAAAAACTGCAACACCAGAGAATATACTATGGGACCCAACAATAATGCCTGTAGAGATATTAACTGATCTTATTTTTGAAGATATTGGTGGGCAAGAGTTGTTATCACTAATTAGACATGATACGGTGAGTGGAGATAGCGTATCTAATCAATTAATTAAAAATTTAACGTTTTTAAATCAGGAGTATTCTTCTAAAAATATACTTGGCTTACAGAACACATCTGACAAATATTTTTCTAACTTTAGCATTAAACTTGACTCTAAAATTCCAGTCAACGGCTCTGGCCCATCTGGATCAAACATTTACGTTGACTCCACTACTCAAGATGTAGTGATAGACCTAGTAAATATGGAAATAGACGAAAGACTAGAAGTTCAAATAAGCATAGGTGGTACAATATATAGTATAACTCTTGGGGTGATAGAATCATGATAACTAATACTGGTAAGTATATTATTGCAAAATATTTATTGGGTCAAACACCAGCATATGCTTCGTATATGGCCTTGGGCTGTGGCTCTAAACCCCTAGACACTACGGATACTCCAGAAGATTTTTCTGAAAAGCAAAATCTTGATTTTGAAATGTTTCGTATTCCAATTAGTTCGAGGGGATACGTTGTAGAAAATGGTCAGTCTAAATTAGTATTAACTGCAGAGTTGCCAACAGAGGAAAGATATGAAATATCTGAGGTAGGAATATATTCTGCTGGTGCAAATCCAAGCGCTTCTGCAAATGACAGTCGACCTGTTCTTGTTTTTTCTCAAGGTGAAAATTGGCAACATATTACCCCTTCAGCAGCAAGCGATATTGAAAGAATTACAGTCCCCCTAGATTCTGCACTTTCTAATAATGTTATAGATACTACATCCAAGGTTTTTGAAACTAATGCAGACAATAGAATTTTTTATAATACTAATAGAGTAGATAGATATGAAAGATGTAGGTATTTTAATAATATTATTATTCTCCGTGGAGACTCTTCTACAATGACTACATCCTCTGGACACCTTGTAGTTGGATCTAATCCAGAATATATAAAGACAAGTGGGATGTCTGTAAATTTTGAAAAAAACTCTCCATCAGATGAGTTACGTCTTGCATTTTCTGTAATAAATAAAGATGGAGATTCTTTATCAGTACCAGATACAGTTAAGATTATTGTAGAATTTACAAACAGCACAGACAGTGGAAAATTTGCTAGGTTTGAAACTTTAATAGACAATGGAACAGCCAGTGGCCAACATGATTTTGCAAATAATAGATACTGCGTTGTAACAAAACAACTTCAACAGTTATACAGGTCGTTAACCTTTTCTTGGACATCGGTAGATACTGTTAACGTTTATGCATCAGTAGTTGACTCAGGCTCAGTGTCAAGTAATTTTTATGTAGTGTTAGATGCTTTAAGATTTGAAAATTTGAATACTCCAAACCCACTCTACGGATTAGTGGGGTATTCAGTAATTCAAAACGATACAGCAAAAACTATTATTAAGTCAACCAACACTAGTAATTATGTTGAATTTAAATTTAATATAGGTGTTGGATAATGGCAGATATTGGTATAAAGAAGGTTATAATAAAAAAATCAGACTTGCCAAGCCCTGTTGGAAATAACACAACCCTAGACTATAATATAAGATATAGGGTTATCTCAGAAGATCAAAATAGGTTTTCTCACTGGTCTCCAATTACTACACTTACCGTAAACAATACAGGCGATGAGACTGGATTTGACCCAAACAATATTGTTGCTACAAACATTCCGTACAGCATTAATATAAATCATCAAGCACATACGGCGTCTATTTCTTGGACTATGCCCTCATTATTAATTGCTGACCCGTCACCAGAAGAGCAAACTTTACAATTGCAACAAGCAGCAATATCAGAATTTGACGTGTATGTACAGTGGAAAACTGGGTCTGCACTAAGTAGTTGGATTTGGGTCGGTAAATCAACTGGAACTAGTCATTCTCTGTCCTATCCACACGGACATGGCGCACCAGATGAGATTAAATTTAGAATTCAAAAGGTAACTATTATAAAGGGTCCATTTGAGTCAGCAACATATTTAATTAGCACTTCAGAAAACCTGTAATGCTATAATAGTATAAGGAGAAAAATGGCAAAAATACCACTACCAGAAAGAGGTCAACCTTTAGATTTGACCTATATAAATTCATTAGCCGATGCAGTTAATACTCTGTACAATCAGGTATCTGTAAGCACTTCTAACTATGCTTCTATTGATACAACCAGCCAAGATAAGATTAACCTAAAAACATCTGAGATAGGCTTAGTTGCAGGTCGTGTAGAGGTATATAATAATGCTACCGTAACTGTTGCACAAGAAAAAGATTTTTCATATAATTTTACTAATAATTTTAAGTATGCCCCTATTGTCACAGCAACTCCAGTAAACGTGGGTAATACTCCAGCAGGTAAAAATGTTTCAGTAATTTTAAAAAATGTAACTACTTCTCGTGTTGAGGGAGTTGTAAGATTTGGAAGCGCTGGAGATTTATCTTTGTGGGTAAATCTAATTATAGTGGGCGTTCCCAATTAATGCTTAAATGCTCAAGATGTAAGTCTAGGATGTTTCTTGATAGGCAATATAGTCGACCAGAACATTTAGAAGTTTTTTGTTTAACCTGTGGAAATAGAAAATTTTATAATCCACCATCAGCGTCAAGTGAGGGAGCATGGCTACTTCAAAAGGAAATATTGAAAGCCAAGAGTACAATCAGTCATCTATAATTAAAGGTAGCAGGGCTGTTTGGTTTTTAAATAAAGACCTAGTCAGAGTTCACCACTACAATAGATCAGACGGAACAATTGCGCTATACAATATTATTAAAAATAAACTTGAACTTTGTTTTATCTTAGACTTTAAAAAAAATAGAGAAAAGGCATACACTATAGCAGAAACTGCTAAACTTGTCAATAGACATAGAAAGTATATGCCAAGTCTAATAAGACGAGGAGTGATTCCTCCTCCGCTTGGATGTTCTGAAAATGGAAAGCGTGGTTTTCAAATTAGAGCATACTACTCTGAAAGTCAAATAAAAGAGATCCGTGATATACTTGCAAGTATACATATTGGGCAACCAAGGAAAGATGGTTTGGTAACAAATAATATGACGCCAACAAAACAAGAGTTGACAAGAAAAATGGGCGATGGTATACTTACTTATACAAAAACTGAAGATGGAAGATTTATTCCAGTCTGGAACGAATCAATAAACTAGTTGTTGGGAGACAATAATGAATAACGAAGAAACAAAAATAAATGTTACACTGGGTTATACTTTAAATTTAGGAAATTTTCAATCTTTAAGATTAGATCTTGGCGTTGTTGATAATCGCAAAGAAGGCGAAAATATTAGCGATGCTTTTGAAAGAGTTTATAGTTTTGTTGAAAATAAACTTGCAGAAAAAATCAAAGAGGCTAAAGTAGAAATTTCTGAGTAATGGCTGAACGCAAAGAGCGTATGGCTTTGTTAAGTCGTTATAGCAAATTGCACACTGCTAAATACGAAAAAAAGCCTATGCTAAACTTAAATGTAGAGCAGTGGGCTGCGGATGCCCTTGTAGAGTCTTACGGAATTGGAGAATGTTATGATCTATTGGATTATTATTTTAATGTTTCTATGTCCCCTTCTTGGAATTACTTTGCGTACAATTGTGAGAAAATATTACAAGCAAAATTAGATAAAATTAAAGATGATCAAGACAGATTAGAAAGACGAAGATTAGCAAAGGAATGGTTAAGTGAATAATACAGAGGCTAAATTAATATCTGCTTTATTAGGCGATAAACAAATGCACGTTTTGTTACAAGCAAATGTAGAAAACTTACTAAGAACTCATACTGACCTGTGGGCATTTATTAGAAAATATCACGAGGTAAATAATTCAGTTCCTCCATATTCTTTAATTGTAGAAAAATTTAGAGACTTTCAAATTGTCGAAGGTGTTGGTGCTACTAAGTATCACTTAGAAGAATTACAGTCAGAATATCTAAATGATAGTTTAAAGGATATATTAAGATCTGCTGCATCTGATGTTCAGAATGGTAATGGCGATAATGCCCTTAACGGATTAATAACTAAAACATCTGAATTGAAAAAGAATACTGCAGCAATTAAAGATATTGATGCAACAGATTTAGAATCTGCTATTGCATACTATACACAAATGCAAAAAATGAGAGAAACTGGAAGCATTGGAATTAAAACAGGTTTGCCAGGATTTGACAACTATCTCCCATCTGGAATTATGCCAGGACAACTTGGTGTGTTTTTAGCATATCCAGGAATTGGCAAATCTTGGCTTGCTCTTTATTTTGCTGTTCAAGCATGGAAACAAGGACGATCACCACTTATAATTAGTCTTGAGATGTCAGAGGTTGAAGTTAGAAATCGCATCTTTGCTATTATGGGCGAAGGCGTTTGGTCACACAGAAAGATAAGCAATGGCGAAATAGAGTTAGATATGCTAAAGTCTTGGCATAAAAAACATGTTGCTGGAAAGCCAGAGTTTCACATTATTTCAAATGATAGCGGTGGAGAAGTAAACCCATCTGTTGTACGTGGAAAGATTGATCAATATAAGCCCGATTTTGTTATTGTAGATTATTTACAACTAATGTCTCCAAACCAAAAATCTGACAATGAAACGGTACGAATGAAGAACCTCTCAAGAGAACTTAAACTCATGGCTATTAGCGAAGAGGTTCCAATCATTGCAATTTCTTCCGCTACTCCAGATGATGTTACTAATCTCAATACCGTCCCAACACTTGGACAAACTGCTTGGTCTAGACAGATTGCATACGATGCTGACTGGGTCCTAGCCCTCGGTAGGGCAACTAATAGCGATATTATTGAGTGTGCTTTTAGAAAGAATCGTAATGGATTTATGGGAGACTTTTTAGTTCAGGTTGATTTTGACAAAGGCTATTATAGATATAAAGATTTTGAGGATGCAAATGTCAAATAATAAAAGATATGCGAATGATCTTTATACCGACGATCAAGTCCGTAGAGTTTTAGAGGGATCTGGCATTGACATTCAAAAAGAACTAGATACAGATTTTATAATTTTTTGCCCATATCATAATAATTTTAGAACCCCTGCTGGAGAAGTTTCTAAAACTAAAGGAACATTCCTATGTTTTTCTTGTCAAACAACAAGAGATCTCATATCATTTGTTAGTGAGATAACTCACAGAACTTATTTTGAGGCTATTAGGTTTGTTACTAGCAAAAGTCAAAATATAGATATTGAGACTGCAGTAAATAAAGCATTAGTTCATATTCCAGAATATAAGGTTTTTGATGAGTTGATAATTAAAAGACTTAACAATCAGGCATTAAACTCTCCAAGGTCAATGTCTTATTATGAAAGAAGAAGAATAACAAGAGATTCTATTGTTAAATTTAATTTAGGGTATTCAGAAAAACAAGATATGATAACGATACCAGTGCACGCTCCAGATGGACTTCCAGTTGGCTTTGTTG